AGATTCTTTTCGGCGACGGCGCTGCGGGCCATCTGCACGGCATCATGCCCCAGGCCCCCGCGCTGCCCGCCGACGTGCTGACCGATATCGCCAACGGCCCCGACCAGATTCTCTCGGCGATTGCGTATCTGGCGAGCTTGGGCTACACGCCGACCGCCATCGTGATGAACCCGATTGACTGGGCGAGTATGCAAATCTCGAAGACCGCGCAGGGCGTCTATCTGCTCGGTGGACCGCCGTCGTCGAATGCCGCCGCGACGCTCTGGGGCTTGCCCGTCGTCACCACTTCGGAGATGACCGCGACCGAGTTCCTGGTGGGCGCGTTCCCGCCCAACGCCACCCTATTCGACCGTGAATCCGCATCGGTCGATGTCGCGTACGAAAACGAAGACGACTTCGTGCGCAACTTGGTCACGCTGCGCTGCGAAGAGCGCGTCGCTCTGGCCGTGTACCGCCCGCAGGCATTCGTAAAGGGCAGTCTGGTACTCGCCGTCGGCGGCGTCACCGCGCGCGGCGGCATCAACGCACCGAAAGACGCCAAGAAATAAATGACTCTCGTCGTCTTCAAGCGCGACTATCCCCCGGGCTACGTGAAGGGGCAAGCTACCGAGCTACCCGACGCGATGGCGTGGGAACTGGAGCAACTGGGGGCCGTCGAGATACGGCCCCCGCATAAGCCAACCGAAACCAAACAGGGGGGCGAATGATTACCGTGCGTTTAATACTGCTCGTGCTGGCTCTGATAACGTTCGCGCTCGCCGCGTTCGGCGTGCAGAGTCGGTTTAATCTCGTCGCGGTCGGTCTGTTTTGTTGGGTGCTTTCACTCGTCGTTGTATGACACCGAGCAATCGCGTTCCATACCACGGCCCTGTAATCGAAGGGGCGCAAGACCAAGACAATTTCGTGCGCAATCTCATCACGATATTGCAGCCCGGGTGGTGGGTCGGCGGTGGCACCGTCGTGCATCCCGGCCCATCGCCGCTATCGAAGACGGCGAAAGATTTGGCACCCGTCTTGACGCTCGATCAAATTAAACTGCACTGCCATATTGAACTCGATCAAACCGCCGAAGACACGCTGCTAAAAGACCTCGAAATGGCCGCGCGTCTGCATACGCAGAGCGTGTTACGCCGCAGCATCGACGACACCGTCGGCGAGAACGTAAAGCAAGCGCTGCTCGTGCTCATCGCGCATTGGTATCGCAATCGCGAAACCGTGCTGGTGGGCAGCATCTCCAGCGTGATTCCACTAACCTACACCGCGCTGCTTTCGACCGAGCGCAACTATCCCGAGGGCACGTACTAAATGCCGAATGTGGCGCTAAACGCGGGCGATCTAGACCGCCGCGTCACGCTGTACCGCCCGATGTACGGCACGTATGAAGACGAGATCGTCGGGTGGGAAGCGGTCGCGGATGTCTGGGCAGCGGTCAACCCCGAATCAGTTTTGCGCGAAGGCACCGACTCGGGCCGCACCGTATCGACGAACGTCGTACCCATCGTGATTCGCTACCGCGCCGACATCGACGCGCGGTGGCGCATTCAAGACGGCAGCGCGAAATACGAGGTCAAAGGCATTCTCGACGTCGCGCGCCGTCATGTGCAACTGCAACTAACTTGCGAGGAAATCCAATGAAGACCCCAGGCGAACAGATCATCACGGCACTGCTTGAGAGGCCCGAGCGCCGCCACTTTAGCGTGCTGCTTGAGCGCAAGGCGGGGCCGATACTCGGCGCGCCGCCGAATCCGATGCCCGTGCCGCGCGTCATCACGGGGCCAGTCGTGCCGCTACGAATGCGCGACCTCATCGCGGGCGGCACGACCGAGGCCGATAGCATCGCGTACGCTCGCGAGACGTCGATTACCAATAGCGTCGTCGTGCCCGTCGGCGCGGGCGGATTAAAGCCACAAGCTGACCTTACTTACGAAATCGTAACGTCGCCCGTGCGCACGATTCCCGCGTACATGAAGGCCAGCGCGCAACTGCTCGACGATTACGCATCGTTTCAAAGCTGGATTGATGCGCGCTTGCTCTATTCGCTCTCCATCGCCGAAGAGCGGCAATTACTCAATGGCAACGGCGTCGCGCCCAATCTGCAAGGGTTCATGCTCGTGGCTATCGCGGTCGGCGCTGCGGGCGCGAATTTTCTGGCGGGCGTCGCGGCGGGCGTCGCGCAAGTATTTAGCTTCGGGTACGTTCCCGACGGCATCGTCGTCAACCCCGCCGACTGGGGCAAGGCGCTCGGCACGCTCGGTTCCCCCGCGCTCATCACTAGCCCTCTTTCGCTCTGGGGCATCCCCGTCGTGCTGTCGCTCGCGCAGACGGCGGGCAGCTATCTCGTCGGGATGTTCAATCCCTATTCCCAAATCTTCGACCGCGACGCCGCAGCGGTGGAAGTCGCCGAGCAGAATCAAGACGACTTCGTGCGCAACGTCGTCACCGTGCGCGCCGAAGAGCGTCTCGCGCTCGCAATCTATCAGCCCGGGGCATTCGCGAAAGGAACTTTCACACCATGACGGAAACACTACGACCAAGCCCGCGCGCCGTGGACCCGCAGTTACAGGCCATCTTCGACGCCATGCTCGCCTACATGAGCGACACGTACCCGACGCTCAACGCCTTTGCGAGCTTCGACGCCAACGGCACCAACGTCGGCGTAAACGTCACCGACTATAGCGGCAATCGCTGGTCATACACCGAGTTTATCCAGGGCATCCGCGTCACCGTCGAGCCAATGGGTACGGTGCTCGGCCCGGGCGGTACACAGCAATTCAACGCGACCGCGACAAACCCCGATGGCAGCGCCGTGGCGGGGGCCGCGTTCGTCTGGACGATGCAACCCGGGGCGCTCGGCACCATCTCAGCCACGGGGCTGTATACCGCGCCCGCGACCGTTGCCGCGAATGGCTTCGATACCATCCGCTGCCAGCATTCGGGCGGCGTCTCGTGGACAACGATGACCGTTAGTCTCACCACGGCATAACGATGGCGGCGCGCACCATTTCGCTCAAGGCCAAAGCCTTCAAGATGGAGGGCGTTCCCGAAATGGTCAAGATGCTGCGTCTGATGGGCGAGACGCTCAACGGCGAAAGCAAGAGCGCATTCGACGACCGCATACGCGAGGCGATGCTCGTGCCCGCCGAGATGATGGCCGACGAAGCGCGGAACATGGCACCCGTTGTTACGGGCGCGCTGCGGGCTTCGATTCTCGCGTCGAAGCTCAAGACGAAAGTCGGCGCGATGGTGTGGACAAACGGCGTGCGTTACGCGGCGTGGGTGGAGTTCGGCACGTCGAAGCAGCAAGCCCACCCGTACATGCGGCCCGCTATCAACGCCATGCGTCCGATGACCGCGAACGTGATCGCCGAGCAGTTGCGCGGCGTGATCGACGATATGGCGGCGCAATTGTCTTGGCACAAGGAAGACAGTTCCAAGTGAGGAAAAAACGATGACATACAAGACCCCCGAAGTGGGTACGATTCTACCCGCGCAAGAAAACACGACCGTGGAAAATCCCGGCCCCGTGCATGGATCTGGCGACGGCCTCAACGAGTGGCTGCAAGCCCAGGCCCAAGACACCGCCGCAAAGAAAAACCAAGTGCTGGTCGAAGACTGGCATAACGCCGAGAAAAACTCGCCCGAGTACGCCGCCAAACTCGGCGCGGAAAAATCTTACGCGGTCGTCGTGATGGAGGCCGAAGCGGGCGGCGTGTACTTCGATCCGCAGCGCGTCGGGCCGCTCGTCTCGACGCTCGAAGACGCCGAATGATTTTTGAAGACATCTTGCGCGATCTGCTCGTGTCGTTCAATCTCGTGGACAATCGCGTCTTTTTACTGCGCGCGCCGCAGTCGCCCGCGTCCCAGGCGGTGACGCCGTATCTGGTATTTCTTCCGGTCGGCCCCGAGCCACTGCACGCGCATTCTGGACCCGTCGCGCTCGTGCGCGAGGAATACCAATTCTCGATTTTCGACACGTCGCAATCGCGGGCGCTCGCGCTCGCGGCGTCGCTGCGGCAGCGTCTCGACGGGCTGCGCGGCGACTTCGAGGGCGTCACATTCGGCGGCGTTTTCTACCGCTCGAAGACCACTTCGTACGAAGACGACACACGCCTCTTTCAAGCCATCGTTTCGTACTTTATCCAGTGCCGCGTGCCCGACTCGATTCTGGCGCGGGAATCGCGGCAGCAACAACAACGGCAACAACAACGGCAGTACGCACTGAAGGAAACGACAAAACCATGACAC